TCTTGTCCTGAGTGTGGTTCTGATGAGTTAGTAATTTACAAACGCAGAACGAACGCATCTGGACTTAAAAAGATTCAATACAAATGTAAGGTATGTCATCACTATCACGATAAAACCGACAAATGAGTAAGATAGGAGAAGAAGTAATAAACGACATTCGTAATCAAGAAGAGAAAGGACTTAGCACCTATGGTACTACTATGGATCGTGAGGACTACGAATTAGTAAACTGGCTACAGGAAGCCTACGAAGAGTGCTTAGATAAATGTTTATATTTGAAAGCAGCAATAAATAAAATCAAAAATGGGACACAAAGACACACCGATTCTCAAGAAGCAAATTCAGGAAATGTTGAGCAAGCTCGAAGCAGCGGAGAGATTATCAATCCTTGAGCCTCTGTGTGAGAAGTATAGGAAGGAAAGCCGACAGAACATCGAGAAAGATGTTCGGGATTTCAAATCAAAGAAGGGAATACCACGAATTAAAACCGATTACTGATGGAAGTGGATGAGCAGATACCAAACTTTACTACTCCTCACGAAGACATAGGAGCAGCTTTCAACGCAATTAATGCCATATCAGAATATGATATGGGACTATGCGATGAAGAAGAGAAGATGATTCTAAAGGAGATTAAGTTAATGGCTCTCTACATCATCCATATCGGTATGCGCGAAATCTATAAAAGTAATTTCTATGACACAGAAGAAGAATCCCCATAAGGTCATCCATCGGAAGTTAGGTAAGGAGAGAGCCTATGGACTTGCTCACATAGATGATAACTTAATAGAATTAGAGCAGTCTCTTACAGGATATAGATACTTGCTATACGCATTACACGAACATTTCCATCTTAAGCATCCTGATTGGTCAGAAACTAAAGTAAGGCAAGAGAGTTCTAAGACAGCTCGATTTCTTTGGAATATGGGATTTCGTTATGTTGACCTTAAATAGGTTAAAAGAAATAATGTTTCATCCAATCATCAGTACCGCAGATTAGTCCTATCCATCCATCTGGGTTACCATTTCTTCTTTCTTTTGCTTTTGCTTTCTCGCATTGAATACAATGGGGAGAATAGTAGTTACCGCTTTTGATAAAGTAAAAATCTCCTGAGTGTTTAGTCTGCTTACAGATAGTGCATTTTTTCATTTGGTTAAATTATAGATGATTAAAAGAATGTCCGCTAAGTTCTGAGCCTCTTTACCTTCGTAGTATTTGTATGCGTAAGGCTTGAAGTTTATTTTCTCTTGATCCATCTCTTGATACGCTCCCTGACTTTTGTACGCAGCGATTATTGCTTCGCAGACTGTACGTATAGACTTAAACTTTCTGTACGTATTAAGGAAGTTCTTTCCATCCTTTTGGTACTCGTTAGCGTAGTAAAAGCTAAGGTTAATTAGATGCTGCTCGTATGTCATAGCGTATAAATTAAATTAATTCCGTTTTCTTTGCAGGCCTTAAAGTAATCTCCTACTGCGGTTTGTTTTGCATAGGGTACGTGATAGTTCTTAGCTATGTAAGGAGTACAGGCATCTCTGTCGATTCGTTGGTCGAGGCTTAGTCTATCGTATATGTCAGGATGAAATAGACTTACATCTCCGTTATTCAGATAGCTTACATAAGCCTTATTCGTTTCTCTCATCCATTGCTCAGGACTTATAGGATATCCGATGTCGGTTATTTGTAGGCTCGGATTCACGAGAGATTGATTCAGGTATCTATCGCTTTGCGAGTTATTGTTAGTAAACTTACTAATCCAACTTAGTAAAGTGCGAGGATCAAGCGAGTAGTAATCTCCGTAGTCTCCGCATACTCCATTCTCAAAGCACTCTATTACCTGCTTCATCGTGAGTTCAGGGTAGCGAGTTCTGATTTTACGGATAACTAAATCCTCGGTCTCTTCGCTTACTTGCTTGAATGTTCTTAGATAGTCAAAGGCTGCGTTACTCATATCTCAGTGAATTTTCTGTTCTGAATTTCGTTTAGTTTCTCTTTGATTGATTCGCCGCGTACTTTAGATTCGGGTTTGCTCCTATTTATCCAACCAGCAGCAGCACTTCTCCAATTCTTCATTTTATTTCTACCTACCATCCAACCATTAGATTCATAATAAGAATGAAATCTTTTAGACTGAGTTTGCGCGTTATATTCGTCTGTCTTGTTGAGCATTTCTTTATATACATCTTCTATGTTAGGAGTATCAAATTTACCTTTACTCTGTTGTTTTAATTGAAAATCTATCCCATATTTAGACAATATATCTATTATTCTTTTGTGTATAGGAGATTCTGGATTTAATGAACTACCATATTGAAAATCTATAAATCCAATACAATATATTTTATCTTCTATTTTTTCAAATTGCCTGTAACTATCTATACTTAGTAAATCATCTTCTCCAACTTGCTCGCCAATATAAACAGAAGCCAATAGATAATTAGGAGACCATATTCCAGCTATGTCACACTTGTCTCTAACATATTTAACTAACAACTTGTGTTTAGGTGATAGTTCCATGAACCATTGCTTATCCCAAATTTCTGTATCTGTAAATCTTTTAGACATAAAATGCTTTTTGACCAATACGTGTGAATTTAATTAAATTATATTCCGATCCTATTTCACTCAATATGCTGTAATAAGACATGAAATATTGATCATTATTTTTAATGTAAAAGTATATTTTTTGATTATTATTTGAAATCGTAGAATGATCATTGTATCCAATTAAAGCGGCAGTCTCTGTAATCGAAACAGGAAAATTATTAGATATGTAATATCCTAATGCCATCCTTATTGTAGATACATTAACTCCATTAACTACTTTTTTCTTTTTACCATTTTTGTATTTATTTTTTAAGGATAAATCCTCTTTTTTAACTCCGTACATATTGCAGAATTTGTCAATAATTTCCACAATTTGATCTTTTGTTGTTTTAATCATTTTTTAGATTTTAGTTTTAAGGTTTAAGTGTTTATTATATATATGCATATTGCAAGCAAAATGAAAGTAATTACCTATATTGATATTCAGTTGATCACTTATAAATTTGTGTAATTTTGAAAAGCAGTATTGATCATTACAGAATCCATATATTAAATCATTGCTCCTCATCATAACTTGCATGTTTAATTCATCTAATCCAAAAAGTTTATTTCTGCTAATATAAAAATTTATTGCGTAAGTACATGGCGTATCTTTATCGTATAGATCAATTTCTTTACCATCATAAATTGATATACTTGCTCTTCTGGTTTCCTTGTTTTGTTTGAGTAATGAAATTACTTTATTTAATTGATCTGATCTTGACCATTGATAACCATAGTTGCTATTTACATTACCATGTTCATCCATCATGTTATTCCATATCTTGGCTATTTTAGCTATGTTAATAGCATTTGGATTTTTAGACAAATACCACTCCCATTCATATTCCGCATAGCTTGATTTCCACTTTCTCCATTGTGTATTTATATTATTATCTGTAGGATGTTCTATTTTTACGCCTACATTAAATAGTGCTTTTGTTCCACTATGTGATTCTCCTTTAATAATAATTTGATCAAATAGATCTTCAAATGCTTTTTCTGCGTTAAGGTATGATTTGAAATACATTTATATTTGCTTTTTTTAGTAAATTAATTCCAGACGTATCAGAGTATTCTTCAATATAATATACTTCTTTTATTCCAGATTGTATAATAATTTTTGCGCAATCAAAACATGGTGATAAGGTTAAGTACATTGTTGCGTTCTCACAGCTACTAGTTGATTTGGCACATTTAATTATTGCATTCGATTCAGCGTGTAGAACATCTTTTTTAGTTACACCATCACATTCGCAAACATTTTCAAAACCAGATATTGTCCCATTATATCCAAATGATATTATATTGAACCCGCTAACTATTATTGCTCCGACTTTCTTTCTTTTACAATAAGATAGATTTGAAATCTCTTTAGCTATTCTTAAAAATAAATCATGATTTTTTTTCATCTCATTTGCCCATTAATAAATTTTATTAACTCATTTTTGCTTAATATTTTTTTATATGAACCATCTACCGATTCTAATATTGCTGTATCGTATGGAGGATCTCCTCTTATTATTAGGATCCTAGTAAGCCAATCACCAATATTCTTAGGTATTAATTCCCTTAGTTTATTAAGCATTATTTTTTGACCCTTTCTGAGTGGCTCATTGTTGTGCTTGCTTTCTACAAATGTCATGATCTTGTTTTCATAATCATAGATGATCATGTCAATATTATTTACAACCATAGTTTTTTTGCAGTGTTCAGCAACAAAATGGTTCAACTTTGAACCGTGGTATGTTGGATCATACTTCCTTGACAAATGTTCCATTGATCATTTTTCCTTTTCTGTTTTTAATTTGGTTGAAAGCTGAATTTATACAATCTTCAAATTTAAGCCCGCATAATTCAGATAGATTAACTAATACTATAGCGCAGTCGCCAATAGCATCAATGATCTCATCTTCATCTGATTTAAGTATAGCTTTTGATAATTCGCCGGCTTCTTCTAGTAATTTAAGATACTGAGTCTTTGGATCTCCTTTTTTGTAAATACCTCTTTCGTTTGCCCAGTTTCTTATTTGTTCAAATTCATTAGTTAGATTCATTTTTCCAGTTTTTATATGATTGAATTTTAGTTTTATCTATTGTCGATTTGATTTCACCTGCTACATTCCAAAACAAGTCGCCAGGTTTTAAGTATTCCCATACTTTAGCATCGTAGTTACTTGCACTTGGGAATGGAGGTAAAGTTTTACTGTTTTGAGAAAAAAGTTGATAGTGCCCAATTATATTAGCTCTGCCTTTTTCGCCATGATGAATGTTTCTAGCTACAGCTAATCCATTTGCAATTGCATTAGGCCATGCTATTTGCAATGCCCTATTAAGTACACCAGTAGAAAATGCAGTCCAAAAACTTTCAGGTTCTGCAATATTTATGGCTGTCTTAATAATCATAGCAGTAACTAATGGATGCTTCAGCCCTAATGGAATAAAATAAGCTCCTGTTTCTTTTGCATATCTCTCTGCTATTTTATTTAGATTTGGCATAGCGGCAATTCTATAGAAATGGTATTCGCATCCATTTTCAATACAATATGCCTGATGTTCCGAAATTTGTTTAGATGATGGCATGAATAGGATTAGCTTCTTACCATACTTATTACACAATTCCGTTAATGATATCCCTGCAAATCCAAATCTAGGTTGCACATAAACTATCGTATCCGATTTACAATTTGCAACTAGTGCCTCACCAGCTCTAGCCTTTGATCCAACAGTTATTAAGTCTTCTCTTACCACGCTAATGCCATTATAGTTTTCTACAATAGGATCGGGAAATGAACTCTTAAAATCACACACCATTTCTAAATATTCATCTCTAGTATATTTGTGATCAATATTTATTTCTGAAGTTGTAGAATGAAATTTTGGTAGTCTTGTTTGTTCCATATTTTTTTTAGAATTGAATTGTTTTGATATGTTATACCATTATTTTTTTCAATATGATATTTTGATTGATAGTCCTGAAAGTATCTAACAGGATCACACAGCCTACTATCCTCAACAGAATATGGTGGCGCTTCGTATCTATTACTTAAAAATTCTATTGCTTTGAATTCATTTATTTTTCCAAAAATAGCTTTGATACATTTCTTAGCATTAGTGCCAGCATAAATCATAGACCATTGGTCAACAAAGTTTGGATAATACTCTGCAACATCTGCCGCAAATGCGCTAAGTACAAATGTCGTCCTTTTGAATCCTTTATCATTCATCCATTTATTTCCAATATCAACTAATTCAATTATAGTTATTTTTTTAGATAACATACTTTCGTATAAGTAAGCGATAAGATCTTTCGAGTAATTTTGTATGAATGTTCTTAGACCGATAGAAAACTGAGGTAGTAGGTATCCTTTATTGTCACTAAACTTTGATTCAGGTATTGAATTAATCCAAGAATCTGCATCGAATTTTCCATTTAGTATTTCATTACATATCCAAAAATTTCCAAAACCATGAGAACCTGGTTTGTAGTTAATTCCCGAACCGCATAGTCTAAACAAATAAAGGCACATAAGATAGTTAAAATCTCCTTTTACATCATGGTCTTTGTACTTTATGCCGTAACCTTTAGGATCTTTATCTCTCATTTTTAATGCTTCTGGAAATGAAGAAAACGCAGCATATTTCCTATCTAGCATGTCGTAAATTGGAACGTTATATATTAGGTCGTCGTCAACTAGTTCTTTTAATTTTTCTTCAGAAACACTTATTGACTTATCATATAGCGCTTTTTGCATTACTAAACTTCTATTATGATATTCGTCTAAGGCATCTAAAACCTGATTATTTATATTCATAAAGAAATATTTTTTGCATAAAACTTAGGCCTAATGTGTACAGATTGTCTAGGTTCCATTACTTCGTTCTCGTAGAATTCAATATCATCATACCAACGTTTCGGCCATACATTAACATCTAATCCAGAGTTAAGTAGTTCGTTATTGAATATATCTACTAGTGATACTCTTAACTCTCTAGATCCGAAAAACTTCCGTCCTTTGTATAATCCAGTAGAAGGAATCTTACGATTTTCACTTTCTACTGGAAGCAAACATGACACCTTAGCATTATTAATCTTAGCGTAACTTATGTATCTTTCTACCAACTCCCTAGTCGCCATGACTGGATCTGACTGCCTTGGTAAGTGAAACCTAATGTCAATATTTCCAAAGTAGTAATAGTCGGCAATGGTTGGGTTGTTTAAGAATCCGTGTAGAGTTTTTCCATCAATTCTATTAATTGAATATGATTCATCTGGCCACACAGAAATAGAGTGACTATCTCCAATTAACACCTTCTGTTTTGAAGGCAAGTTAATTTCTTCAAAGTCATTATGATCATTGTATAAATTAATCTTCCGTTTGATAGAAAAGTCATTTAGTTGGAAACCATCTAGTGATTTTACACTCTTACTGTAATTTTGAAGTTTGTTACACCTATTTAGTACGTCATCGGATATGCCTCCAATTACATTATAGACTCCTTTCTTAAAGTTGGTTCCATGGTAGACTATCAACTCGTCGTATGTATCCCAGTCGTCATGTTGCGTCAGTACGTCGGCCGTAAGTAGTTTTGACACAATATTGACCATTCCGGCGGAATGTGAGTTATTAGATGTAGCCGGGTTGTTTAATATACCTATAATACCTTTTTTCATTTTTTTTCATTTAGGTAGTTATTCATAGCGCCAAGATATGCAACGCAATCTAGCAGGTTATCCTCTTTGTGGTTATATGCTTGTCTACTTAGTTTAAGAGCAACCATAGTCAAGTACATGTCCTCAGGTGATAAATTATACTTATTATTGGTAATTGCGTTAAATATTTTTGATGCATTTTCCATGCCATTTGAAAAAGATCCATATTGTCTCTCTTTTTCTTCAGATCTTATATTTACAATTTCATTTGCTTTTTCTAAAATATTCATTTTTTATATTTATTAATTAAAACTTCTAATTCATTTCGACTCCACTTTTTTAACCTATTTGTATTAGCAGAATCTTCCAGATCAAGAACTATCTGCTCTCCATATTTCTGAACTAAACCTTGTCGGTACTTAATTAAATTTCCGGATAAAAACATATTGCAACGTTTGCATTGCCCATTAGTATTTATCGGATCGTATCGTAAAGCTGAATGATGCCCTTGCGAATGATAATGTCCTGCCTGCTCGACCTGTCCTCCGCAGGATATACAACCAAGTTCTCTATCTCTTTCTCTTACGTGTGCGTTGAATACCCTTTGTGCTTTCTCCAATAATTTCGGTAGCGGGGTCAACTTTTTGTTCTGTGAGCTTTTCACTTCGTACAAAGAATTTTTGGTTATTAAATTGAACAAATGTTAAGTCAAAATCTCTGCGGAGGACTATCAGGTAATCACCTTGCCTTGCGTATACTATTCGACTTGCCGCGCCGATAATATCTTCCTTAACATACATTAAAAGGGAAGAGATGTATTATCGTTTGGAGGTGTATTATCGTGAGTAAAGGATTTCTTTTCTTTCGGCTCGTAGGTATCGACTGAGACCTGGACATCTTTACCAAACTTATCCGGTTCGTTGAGTAGGTTGATGTTGAGCTTAATGAACTTTGATCCATTGTACTCTTGAATGTAATCCTTAATCTTTTCAGGATTGATAGTGATTTGAATCCAAGTGTCATTCTTTTTTTTACCGCTTCCGCAGTAGATTTTCTTTTGCATTATGTTGATTTAAAAGTTAAAAAGTTGGGGACTTTCACCCCCTTTAGTTTAGCGATACTTCGCTCTAAATTCGAGAGCAGCTTTCTTCGTGGCAAAGTTTTTAGAAATCTGCTTTCCTTTTACTTTCAGACGTACTCGATAAGAGTTACCATCTTTCGAGATGTTTGCAGCTACGCTGCGATAAGTGGTGCTTGCCATAGTTTAGGCTTTAGGGGTTAAAAAAATCAGTAAATATCTTCATCTTCTGATAGGATTTCATCCCAATCAAGTTCGTAAGCTTCTTTCAAAATTCGTTTACCGAGGTCAGAATCTTTATCGACTCCGTTCCAATCAAGAACATCTAATCGAAAAAATCCTTGATGCGGTATGTGGTGAAGGCTTGCAGGTTCAGAATCTTCCCAATCTACTTCGACTAATAGATCGTAAGGAGTGCAGACTTCTGTTCCATCTTCCTGCTCATCCCATAGTTCGACTGTGATGTTTAGCTTTCTCATTTTAGTTTTTTTATGTGGTTAGAAATTTCTTTTTGAGTAGGGTTAGTAACCTGGTCTAAAGGTAACTGCAAATCCTCTAAGCGAAACTGAATCTTCTGATAAGTTTCGTAGTTAACGCACTTCTCGATAGACTCGAAGGCTGATTCTCTCTGCTCTTCGGTTAATGATGTCCTAAATACTAAGTTACGGAGTATCTGCTTCTCGGAATCAGTAGGTACTTCGTGTTTATTAGTAGCATCAGAATCGGCAGCATCATCTATGGCAAAGAGTCCGTTAAGTGCATACTTACGAGCGTAGGAAGATGCTGCTCCTGTTACCTGTGATCCATCCATTCCCTTCTTTACTTCTTCTTCTCTTGCGTAGGCTACAGACTCATAGGTCTCGGTTCCGTTAGATATCTTGGCGGTGGCTTTGATATAAAAGCGGTTGCCTAATACTACTACCTCATCGGATAATGTGAGATAGAATCCAAGTGGATTGATAACTGGCTTTACCGCTTCTACGATATCCTCACAGGAGCGATACTTGTACTTGCCGAAGGAGTTGAATTGTCCTTTCGGTGCTTTAATGAGTGATTGAATTTTTGCTAACATATAGGTAGATTGATATTTGAAAAATAAGGAGGGGGAGACCAAACCAGAACATTCAAAAAACTCCCACCTCCGTTCGCCTCAGATTAAAGACCTCAGCGAGATGGTCTATTTCTTTGCTGATGAATGTATAATAACCATTCCGAGAAGTTATTAGGCTCTGTGATTTTTGGCTGAGCCTTTATCTTGATTAGTTTATCTCTGTGGATATATCTCATCCAAGCGTTGAACTTATCGCACTCTCTCTGGTTCTGTGCCATAGCTTGAGTATTTAAGATCAAGTCCGAAAGATACACCACATCCGAATAAATCAGATGCTAACTTCTCAGCACCGAAACTATCAGGATATTGAATCTCTACATCGTAGATATCTCCATCTTCTCTTTGAGTAACTGAATTGATTTTGATGAAAGCGAAATTGTAATTCTCAATGTGCTTTGCTCTTTCAGTCGATGCGACAGGAATAGTGATAGTCATTGTTTTTGGTTTTTAGCGTTATTAAATACTTCGTTCCAATAGTTTTCCCACTCTCGTTTATCCTCCTTGCGGATAGTCCATATCTCGTACATAATCTTAAGGTAGAATCCGAAGATAAACAAAATTACTGAGTAGATTAGAATCTCTTTCATAGCTGCTCAAGTTTAGATGTTAGGAATAAGATTACTGCGAGAATGAGTAGGAACAGTCCTGGGTGTAGGTCTTTTTGCTTTTTCATTTGGTTTAGTTTTTAAGTGAATGTGCGTTGTAGAGACGCACCCCTCTTTATGATTAATTACTATTTTTTAATTCTCTTGTAATCATAACTTTTGCAAAATGAAGATTTGTGTTAGTGTACAATGTGCCATTAAAAACAAATTTGTAATATCCATTTTCAATTTTGATTTCAATTCCTTTGTAGATGATTGTGTTCATTTGGTTTAGTTTTAGTGGCTTTCGCCGTTATTGATATAGCAAATATAAACAGCTTTGAAACACCAAGATCAAAAATTCAATATTTTTTTTACTTTTTTTTAATTGATTGATAATCAATGACATAAATATTGCTGTATACCATACCGTGTAGGGTATCAGATATGGTTGAATATAAAGATATGGATATGGATAAAGATATGGATATGGATATGGAATAAAAAATAGTAAACAATTGTGTATAATTTAGAAGAAGATGGATAGGAATGAAATAATATCGGAACTATACTTGTCGAAGGATATTAACGACGCTATTGGTAAGATGAAACCGTATGAACTTCAAGATGACTTAAGGCAGGAAGTTTTTTTAGTTTTATGTGAGTTAAATGATGAGAGATTGTTTAAGATGTATCAAGAGGGATACATTAAGTATTTTATTGTTCGAACTATTCTAAACATGGCCAAAAGTAATAGAAGCGGATTCTCAAAAAAATTTAGACAAATATTTGAAGAGGTTGGAGATTTAGGATCGGTAGAGCCTTACGATGATTCTATCAACGTAAAGCTGAATAAATCGATGGAGGTTCTGCATTGGTATGAAGAACAAATCTTTAAGCTCTACGCTGAATCTGGTAACTTACTTCAAGTATCAAGGGATACAAAGATTCCGTACAGGTCATTGCTAAAGACTGTCAAAAAGGTTAAAACACTTTTGAAATACAAAATCAGAAACTATGCACACGATTAGCATCATCTTAGCTGCGAACCTATTTACGTTCTATGCGATTACTCAGTCTCGTTTGTTCGAAAAATGGGGATGGAATTTTAAGCCGTTTACCTGTCCTCTGTGTTTAACCGCTTGGGTAGGTCTGGCTTTGTTCTTACTACCTGACTTCGTTACCTACGGAACTCTTGCGATGTTTGGCTCAGGGGTATTCGCTCCGTACTTTAAGAACTTCCTAATCAACATCTATAACAAATTCCAATGACAAAGGCAGAGGTAGATTTTCTTATTCAGCATAAAGTAAACTTCGATTCAGTTAAACTCGGATTCACTCGGAACATTTCTTTCGATGTTCTTGGTCAGTATGAGCAACTCTATCGGAAGTATTTGGATGGTCAGTTTATTCTTACCCATTGGTGCGGAGCTTGTGTGTTTGATATGCTTGAGAGATTGATTAGATACTGCGAAAGTCAAGATGAGTACATTAAGGCAATTAATCCTGTAACGGAAGTTAAAAAGAGAGGGAGACCTAAGAAATGAGAATACTCGTAA